CGGGGCGTGCTCATTTTCTCTCTCCTCTTCGTTCGATTGACCAACAAACTTCTCGTTTTCAGAGGATTGAGCAACATATCCTCCTCCAACTTTCCACTCACCAAGGAAGTTAACATACTTAGTACCATACGGTTCATATTCCACACCGTTAGTAAGTTCAACTGGATGTGTAGTCGCAGCAGCTCCACCACAAGGTTCAATGTTAGAATCTTCATGCCACTCGTTCCAACTATTGATGGTAAACCATTCATTGTTGAATTCGAGTGATTCGTCTTCAAGGTATTTGAGATGTGCCTTGAATAACGATCCTTTGTCATAACCTGCCAAAGATCTAGCCAACGCAGGATGATTCGCCTCAAGACGAACTCCCCTGTCATTATAACCAGGCCCAATGGTAGGAATACAATAAACCGCAGGATTCAAATTCTTCCACTGCTTGTAGTTAGAGTGCAACGACTTAACATAAGCATCATTCAAATAGTAATTTCCTTTCTGTGACTGTCCATAAACATCGTAGACTCCCATAGCTCCAAGTTTCGAAGTAATAGATCCGCCAAATGCACGAGGTGTACCAAACATCAAATCACCAATTAGATAAGGTGTTTCGGAATAACCTCCGATTGAAGAATCTTCGAAAACATTGATGATTGTTTGCAAAAACAGAGCTTTGTCAGAATCGGAATAAGCTCTCAACAAATAAATGTAGATAACCTTTCCACTAACAAGATTGTTCTTAAACGCTCGTTCAAGATAATTCGAATCATTACAATGGGTTGTCTTCAAATGAATCATGTCAGCTCTTAGCTGGTTCACAGCTGTGGTATTCATTACCCAAGCTCCATTTTGCTTGAGGCGTGTACTTTCATAGAATGCACACGCTTTCATCGTACCATCAGCAACTGTTCCAAGTTCCGGCTTAAGAGCAGTTTGAAATTGAGTCTCTTCTCTAGATCCTGGTCCCCACCAAGAGTATACAACATGATCAACTCCAGCTTTCAACATACAGTTAAATTGTGCACGCACAACTGATCTGTTTGTATCATCATATTCTCCAGCAGCAATGCCAGGAACGGCTGGAAACTGCTTGTTAGCTGAACCATCAGGTCCATCTAACAATTTATCACGCAAATATCCTTGGTTATTGTGAAAGTTATTAGTATGCCATCCATAGTAAAACATTCCACATTTTGTTCCTGTAAGCGAAGAAACAGGCTGTGGGTAAACCACAATGCCTGGATCGACTGGTGGATCCGTATTAGTAACATCTGCAACCAGGCTCATTTGTGAAATAATCTTTTCTGTAGGAATAGCAAATTCAATGTCTTCACAGCAATTCATGGCAACAAGAATTTCAATCTCATCTTCACTAG